ATTTTCATTAAGCTCAATTTTTTTACTGCTTTCTTCTACATTGCCGAAAATTTTAAAGTCATTAAGATTCATATCATAATTAATTTTGTTTTGACAACCACCACAACTAAGAACGAATGCTTGAGTATCACCTACTGATTTACATTTAAGTTTTAAAAATATCCACTGAAGCTGATATAAAGCAAGTTCTTCTACTTTTAGTTTACCATTGCAGCAATTTTTAATTACTTGTTTTATAGATGAAACCTGTTCTGTTATCTCTCCGCTTTCCAAGGCGAGTGTTAGTATCTTATGTTCTTTTACTAGAAAAGGCCTGAATGTAACCTTTTCTTCTATGCCTGGTATCTCTAAGTCAAACTCAGGTACCACTACTTTTGGTAGTGCCATTATAATCTCCTATGATCTAATCAAATATTTCATTAAATACGCGTCTTAACAATCCTGTTCTTTGTAACAATTCTTTTAGGCCATCGGGTGGTATACCACCGTTTTCCGTTCTGTACCATTTTCTAACAGCAAAAGAAACCGATATTCTCAGATGGGTATTGTTACTCCAAGACATTTGATTGATGTTTATAAGTTTAGGTAAAGCATCAATCAAAATATATTCTGTTCTTACATTGTTTTGTTTGTCTAAAAGTCTTACAACTATATCCTTTTTAACATCGTCAGTAAAAGAGACTTCTTTGCTTACAGGATCCACTGACAATTCAATCCACTTTTCAAACATCTCTCTTATTTTTAGGTCACCGTCAGAAAGAAAAGTAAATACTACGTCCTGTGTCAAAAACTCTAGGTTTTGATTTCTGAATTCTGTCCATGCACCTATCTTAACAGGTACGTTTGTAGCAGAGTATCCAGGCAGCTGCATTTCCTCACACATCAAACTCATTATTCTGTCGCCATATCCCGGATCTAGTTCTTTTAGCCCGGCCGGCACTTCCATCAATATTTCAAATCTATCACTTCTAGCTGGAGCGTTATCTCTTATAAAAGAGGTAAAGTCTCTTTGGTTAAAAAACGAGTTAGCCATTTATTTTATCTCTGCTGTCTCTATAGACTTTTTGTTGTGATTGTTTTGCAAAATCTTGTGTTGGTAAAAAGATAGATGCTCGCCAGTGTTCAGGTTCTATCTTAACAAATCTAGTTTTAACTTGACTGTAAAGATATTTTTTTACTGAAGGCTTTACTTGTGGGAATCGACCAAAGTTTTTTAATAGACCCCAACTAACATCTATTTTACTTTTTTCTGTTATTGTTTTGTCAGTAAAACGCAATAGATTGCCTAGCAATTCTGCCCGCATTAAGTAAGGTAAATAGTGAAAGTTTATGCCTACGAATCCGCCTGGGATATCGTCAAAGGGTAAACAAAGAGGAAATCTATCATAGTAAGGTAATGTATCTTTATACTTAGGATCGTACTGAAACATATACATATTGCCCGGCTCTAAGCGATTAGTAAACTCACCTATGTCAGTGCGAGATACTTCAGCAAAGGTATTGATGCCGGTAGCCATTCTTCGGACAGCATCTTGGTACCATCTGTATGAACGGTCTTGTTCGCCAGCTGCGGCTCTTATGTTTTGAAATGGATTAGCCATACCATTATTTATAATGGTTTACTGGTAATCTTTGAGAGAAAAGTTAGTTCCTAGCATATAATCAGTTTTAGCTTCAGATGCGTTACTCCACACTAAAACTTCTGGGTTTTCATATAAAAAGTCACAGTTTTTGCAGTAATCTATTTCATCAAAGCGTTTTTCTTTATGAAGTCTACGCAACTCCTCATACTTCTCACCAAAGTAGATTTCTTCAAACGTCTGTTCTGAGAAATGTCCCAATACACTTTTTGCTTCATTGGGAGGACCTAGAGTTTGACAGCACGGTGTTACTGCTGCTGTTTGCCCGTTGTTACCGCCTGCACGTACAGTCAGCTCTGGTGCGAAAGGACGACCACACGTTCTACGTTTATCTGTTTCTCTGCCGTATTCAGGTTTGTAGTTACCGCTCCAATTGTGCATCTTCCAAATGTAACCGATAGTGCCTATTTTGTTAATAACATTACGTCTGTATTCTTCTACTTCAAACTCAATCTGATTGTTGTTAAGAATAAGATGATAGGAACTTACTTCACAATCACTTTGAGATTTATTAATGTATTCTTTGAGTTTGATAGCATTTTCAGATACCATATCAAAGTTATCCATACTCATCCACTTCTTATACATCTCTCTATTGTAGCCTATGAAACTGAAACGCATGAAGTCTAAGCCAGCATCTACAACATCTTGCATAAACTGACCACGAAGGAAACTGCCATTAGAATACATGAAAGATTTGAGGCCACGCCTTGTTACTGCCTCTATGTACAGAGGCAGACGTTTGTTCATTGTGGGTTCGCCACTGCCTTCGAGATTGATTACAGGGGTTCCGTACTTGCCTACAATTTGATCCAGGATATCCTCAAACATATCCAATGGCATAATACGAGTCCAGTCTTTGCCACGACCGGGATCTGAGTGAGGACACATAGCACACGAATAGTTACAGCCGCCTGCAACTTCTAACACAACTCTTTCTAATTTCATAATCCTAATTCTTTTTCAGTTATAATTTTAAATTTCCACTTACGGTCTTTACAGAATTCTTCGGCCGCTTCCCATTTGGCGAGATTAACTCCCCATTGCTTTACTTCATTTATAAACCTTTTAGTCCGACGTTTTGGGATTTTGGGTTCTTTTGTAAACCGATGTGGTTTTACTTCTACAAGATACATTTCTGTAACACTATTATTACATACTTTTACAAAGAAGTCAACAAAATATCTATGTATTCTATTGTCTAAAGGTGAACGATATGGTATAATTATTTCTTCACTTCCCCATTCAACTACAGAATCATTTAAGTCACACCAATTCATAAACTTTAATTCATAACTTGAACGATACACTATATTTGTAATATCACCTTTATATTTTGCCGGATTACGAGGTCTAAACCGTCCTTGATGTAATTCTTTGGAGTATGTCATAAATCCTTGTTATAAATAAAGTAAACTAATCTTTAGGATTATTTATATGGGCATTGGGAAGATAGTAAAAAGATTCATCACTGAGGAAACTGCAACCAGAGCTACTACTAGAGCTGTTGTTGGTACAGCTGGTCGTGTAGCAGCCGGTGAACTGGGAGAAGAGGTTAGAGAAAATTTACCTCAGGATCCAGAAAGTTTTAGTGAAGATACTGAATCTCCTGGTATTGACACAGACTTTGCTAATTGGAAGTATCCTTTAGACGTAAGTGATAGCGAAGAACAACCTCATAGTGTGATATTTCATATTAATGTTAGGGAAAGATCTTCTGCTGGCCAAGTAGCCAAGTCAAAGGTTGATGCTGGTTTTACTAATTGGCAGGCTGCGCAAGAAACAAAAAAGGAAACTGTTAGTGCAGAAAATACAGCAGAAAATAGAGCCAGTGGTGAACAATTAGATTTTTTGAAAATAGCATTTCAGGCTGCATTCGGTTATGGCGGATTTAAATTAGGTAAAAGCCTTGTCAACTCAGTAGCCCCAGGCGCTTCTTCTATTGTTAAAAATGGTATAGCTATAGCTACAGGTGCCACTACATTTAAAATGAGTGAAGGTATTGCAGGGCAAGTAATACAAGCAAATGAAACAATAAGATTGTTAAATTCAATACAACTTTATGTCCCAACCGCACCAAATGCAAGTTATGGTGCAAAATGGAACAATACTTCTGTGGGAGCAGTTGGTGGCGGTATCTTAAGCGGTGCAATTGGTTTGCCTGAGGATATGAGTTCTATTGGTGATACTATTGCAAATGTTGTTTCGGGTAATAGTCCTACTGCAAATGCTGTGGCTAGAAGCGTTATTCAGGGTGCAGCAAACCTTCCCTCACAATTGGGCGGCACACAATTGGGTGATGTGTTTGACATTGCGACAAAAACTACACTTAATCCTTTTAGAGAACAATTGTTTGAACAAATGGATTTTAGATCTTTTGGATTCACCTACACGTTTGCACCAAGGAACGAGACAGAACTTGATGCTGTTATGAATATAATTCAATTGTTTAAATATCATATGCACCCAGAACTTACTGAAGGGTCTACTGTTATGATTTATCCTTCAGAGTTTAACATTGAATATATGTACAAATCTGGAAGGAACCAATACGTAAATAAAATTTCTTCATGTGCGTTAACCAACCTAGATGTTTCATACGGTGGAGCAGACTTTACTACATTTAAGGGAACAGCAGGCGCTCCTTCTCAAATAACTATGAGACTGAAATTCACAGAACTCGAAATGCTTGTCAGACAGAAAACAGAAAATGATACTACTAAAGGCGGTATTACTCAAGACTGGAGGAACAGTAAGTAATGTATTTCAAATTTTTACCAAATATTGCTTATCCTACACCTGAGGGTAAAACGCTTCTGACAAAAGATATTTTTATCAGAACTGGTTTCAAAACTCCTTTGATTAACAACTTATCTTTAGATGCATACTATGTAAATGATGGTGAAACTCCTGAGATTTTAGCAGATAAATTTTACGGCAATCCTAACTATCATTGGATACTACTGTTAGTAAATAACATTGTCAACCCATATGAAGAATGGCCAAGAACAAATTCTGCACTGGTTGATCACATTAATACCAAATATGGGGCAGGTAATATAGAAGGCATACACCATTATAGTATAGCAAACACTGACCCGGAAATTATTGTAGACTATGACGCCGCAAAAGTTACATCAGGTGAACACGTAGCAGTTACAAATTTTGATTATGAAGTAGACTTAAATGAAAGTAAAAGACAAATATTTTTATTAAAGCCAGCATTTGCTGGGGAGTTTGCAAAACAGTATAGACGACTGGTGAGTTAATGGCTGAAGCTAATGATACTAAAATATCAGGTGCCGGTCAAATTGAAATTGACGATATTCTGATTGTAAACAGTGACGAAAGGGTTATAGATCTATCTACCTTTATGGTAGAGTTTAATCTATTTGAAGATATTTTTTCTCCTTGCTTAACGGCAAATCTCATTATATCAGACGGAACTGACTTAATATCTAGACTTCCTATTAGAGGAAATGAGTTAGTAGTTGCTAAGTTTAGAACAGCAACCTTCGATGACCTACCTGAAAATATAATAGAAAAACAGTTTAGAGTTTATTCTATAGAAAATCGAATAAACAATAAAGACACTCAGAGTATGTACACACTCATGCTCATAAGTGTAGAAGGATTTGACGATCAGCTTTACACTATCAGCAAAAACTTTTCGGGGGTGACTAGTGCAGTTGCTGCTCAAGTATTTGATGAATATATCAAAGTAGACCGAAGATTTGACAAACCAGGAAAGAAAACAGAACTACTTATTTCTGATGCCCCTCATGCAAGTAAAATAAAATACGTTTCTAATTACTGGACTCCCTTTAAAAATATGGCCTTTATCAGTAAAAGGGTAAGAGGTGCATCATTGCAAGGATCTGACTATTTGTTCTTTGAATCAAATAAAAACTTTTACTTTTCTAGTGTTGAGGCAATGTGTGCAAATGCAAGTAGAAATGGTTTTTTAGATGAGTATGTAGTAGAATTAGTTGAAGGTACTTTTCCTCGTAGGGCAGATGGATTGAAGTATTATGGTGTTGCAGTTCCGGACTCATTTACACGTATAGAATCTATGAATATGCCGAGGACTGTAGATGTTATTGAA